CATGTATAACAACATAAATCGAACGTATGAGCTATAAGAACGTTTATAAATTAAAACATATAATGTTAACAATTTATTTACAATTATGTCATGATTTGTTAATAGTAAAACAGTACAATATAATCATAAAGATAAAGAAAACAAAGACCTCAAGGAAAGACTTGAAGAAAGAAGGAATTATGAGAATCAATAATTACAGTAAGTTTTTTGAAGAAGTAGTAAAGATTATGGATACATCTATAAAAGCTATAAAGCAACTTGAAGGCAGATATAAGATTGAATTAACAAATCATGTATATTTTTATGTGTTTAGAGGTGTTGCTGGATTTATGGTTATACATGACCATAGAGGGGTATCACATATTACAAGACATTATAATTTTGAAGATTTTAAAACATTGAAAGATTTGTATGATAAGCTTGTATCAGACTATAGTGAATCAGACAAAAAAGAAGTTATGGAAGTAAAGCAAGAATTAAATGCACGTTTTGGAAAAGAGCAATATTTTGATACAGATAGTTTACAGTCAAACAAGACAATAACTGCAAAAATTGAAAATATCAATCATTGCCCGAATCAAAACACATGTTGTATTGTTTCACCTGTTGTACATTGCGATTATAACTATAAATCAGATGCTTGTATTAAAGCACATAAGAATTTTATTCATGATTGCGAACAAGTGTATAAACAAATGAAAGCAAGAAGTAATCCGGAATGGCATCATGTAAATCTTGAAACATTTCGCAACATTGATTTTGACATGCTTGACGAAAAGCGAAAAGTTTATTTATCTTTTTACAAAAAGTGGCAAGAAACGCGTAAAAATTTAAGAAGATGTAGTTGTGTGTATAGCTATGACCGTTGTTGTAATGTTTTTAGAAGATCGCTTACAATAGCGTTAGACAAAAAGAAAATATCAAAAGAATTAGTCGATTATTTTGATAGACAAATATCAATGGTAAATGTAGAGTGTGGTGTATGGGCATCCGCTGTCGAAGTAGCTACTGGATCGCATGAGTCACGTAAATATAACAAAGCAAACTTAAGACATTAAATATCATCGCTGTTCTATCGGCTACACGGGAAGAAAGAAGGAAACTATGAATTTGTACAGTATTGAAAACAGAAGCACAATCGGTAAAGCAATTATGCTAGCAGATAGCAAGGCAACAGCTGATTATATGTATAATCGCAATCTTAAATATGTAACATGTGCAAAGGTTAGAGGATATATGAACGTTAATCTTTCAACCGTTCATTCGTACAATGGTAAGTATGGAAAAGGTTTTGTACGTGTAGTTCCAAGCTACTATAATGGTAAGATATCTTCAAAGTTTATGACAATCGAATATTGGGTTGAAAAGTGAGGTAAAGAATATGGATAAATTAACAGAATTGAAAAGATTGAAGCTTATAAATGAATCACTCAAATGTGAGTTAAACATGCCAAACAATCATAAAGATATAAAGAAAATGTATGCCTTAATTTCTGATATGGCAATCGCTAGCGAAAACAGCGATGATATAAAAGCTCTTATAACAACAAAAACAGCATTAGATTTACTTGTAAAGGGGGTCTTAAAATGATTTATTCAATAACTGTATGGGGTTTTGACACTGATAATGACTATCAGCACGACTGTGATCTTATTAAAGCTAAAAGTTTTAAGGAAGCGTTTGAATATACTATTAATTATAATTGGGCAGGGTGGACTTTTACAAAAATAGAAATTGAGCTATTAAAAGAAAATCAGTATATTATACAATATCATGATAACTATACTAATGAAAATGACCTTTTTAGTTGTAAGGCAGACAGTGAACTTGATGCAAAGATAAAGTTTAGATTGTGTAATGACTTTTCAGATACTAAACGTTATGACATAATCAGTGTAAAAGGAGTAAGAAATGAGAAGAATGAAATATAAATATTGTGTAGAAATTGCCTACCTTGATACCGACACCGACTACATAAAAGTTGAATATATCGAAACGCTATCATATAACGCAAGGGAAGCTAAAGAAGATGCGTACTCATATATCAATCGTTTTCCTAATATTTCTCATCCTACACTAATGGAAGTATATAGAGAATAAGAAAAAGAGGGTCTTGTACCCTCTTTTCTTAATGCAATGGAATATTAAATTCAACCCCATACAACTGTATTTCATCAACATCAGCAAAATTCTGGAATCCTTGACCTGATGGATCGCTTCCTACTAACTGTAAATAAATACTACCGCTGTCTAGTTGTGTAGCATCAAATGGATTGATAAATAATATCGCCGTGCATTGCTTGTAAGCACCATTTGTGTGAATAATTGCTTGGCATGTGCATCGACATGATTCATTTACAAATTTCATGCTGTGTGTCATAACTTTTTTGGCTAATTGGTTGAAATTAGTTGTGGGCTTAAAAGATAAATCGAGCATAGTTGCGCTATGATCAAAAGTGCATCTTGCACAAGTATTTGTTAACTCCACATGCATTTTGTAGTTATTGAGTGTACATTTGTTTCCGTCAAGTGCAAAATCCGCAGATCTGTTCCAATAAGCATAGCCGCCCATAGCCTTATATATCATATCTGCTATTGAAAATTGTCCAGCGCTATTTGGGTGAATATTATCAGATGCTAATACCCCTACCCATCTTAAAGCACTATCAGCACCACTCAAAAATTTAAATTTATGCCAATCAGTGCAATATAATGATTTGATGTCATTGTATGCTTTTATTTTTTCGAGTGTAGTAAAACCGATAATAGGTGTTGCAATCCATCCAATGTAAAGTGTTGCATTTGGTAATTGAGCCATTAGGTTAACAGTATCTGTAATGCCAGATTTTACAACTGATTGATCGACAAATTGATCATTCCAACCACCAGCAACAACAACATATTTAACTTGTTTCTTTTGCTTATCTGTTAAAGTATTGATTGCTTGTGATAGCAGCTCTGAAAAGTGAGTATTCGCCCCAAAACCGCTACCGCCTTTACTTTTATTTACATAAAAGCTTGCATCACTAAAGTACTGTTCATGCAAAATATCGCACCATGGCTTAACCATTACATCGGGAGTGTATCCCTCTCCGTATGAATCGCCTATTGTAATAATACCGTAATCTGTCAACCATGTATCAATAATATCGGACAGATCGCCACTTGCCTTTAAATTATCGAGATAATCGTCAATGGCGCTGATATAGTCCAAATTATCAATGTAATTTTGCACATCCGCTTGCCACTTATTCCACTGTTGATAGTAGTCATCCCATTTTGCATTTAAATCTTTTGTAGTAGCAAGTAGCCAATCAAGATTTAAATTGTGAAAATCTGTATACGGAAAATTTGAAAATGCCATTATAACATACCCCCTTTTTCCCATCCAAAACCATCAATCACACCAATAGAAATTGTTTCAAGCTCTTTTCCGCAATGCATGAAAAATCCATGCCCGATATCAAGTCCTATGTGTCTACCAGTACTGCCAAAAGTTGTATAAAGTAAATCTCCATCTTTAGTTTTGTCAGGAGTTGTTATATTTGTACAACTGTTTATGTATGCAGTCGAATACATAAATTTTCCAGTTACAAGGTTGATAAAGCCGCTACAGTCAATCACTGTCTTTCCCAAACAGAAAGCCTTGATTTGAGCTTTCTGGGCGGCGTTATACTTTTTAAAATAATTTGGTTCAGAGTTCCATAATGCCTCAAAAACATCAGGAGTACACTTTTGACCCTTTGCCCCGTAAAGGTAAGCGTACTTGTCACGGTTTTTGTAAAGCTCTCTTGCCTTTGCAATATATGCAACGTTCTTATCTGGAATATCATAAATCATAGCTTAATTCTCCTTTTCTTTTACTATTGTTAACAACTCTGTAATAACTTTTGTGTTATTATTCAATGCGTCAACCCACTTTGCGCTCTCTTGATCATGTTTCTCATACCAACTTTTTCTTTCCTCACGTTGGCGAATATCAAGTTCGTTAACGTACCACATTACAGCGCCAAGGCATACACAAGGTACACCAACCATTTGCGCAACTTGTGATATTGCGTTCATAATTTCCATATCACCACACTCCTATCAAAAGTCTATCCGCATAAAGATTGCACACCTCATCAAGAAAATTATAAGCTTTAGTCAGATCAATTTCCGCTTGCATCATTCGTTGGGTAGTTGTAACACCTATGTTTCCATGAATCCTTCCTTCATGAGTTCCGCTTGTTGTTGACTCATCCAGACCATTGGTAACACTTCCGTGTGAGGTATCAGCTCCAAAACTTTGTGTATCACTTCCGCTGTCTGTTATGTTGTCAGTGTTTGCCACCTCAGGAGTACTTGAGTTAAAAGCGGCAACTTTATGAGTAGCGTCTGATACTTTACCGAAAGTCGTTGTTGCTGTTCCTTTTTGGTATGTTTCTTCTGTATCAACTTTTCCCTTCTGGAAAGTACCATTTCCGCTGTCAGTCCAGTTTTCCATACGATCATAATTCTCTATTGGATTATACTCAAGCTGTGTTACTTCCCACAAGTGATCAATAGTCCACTGCACCGACCGTGCTACACTTGTAACATGCCGTCTTAAATATTTGGGATCCTGGTAAACAGGTGTCAAGTCTCCATATGATAGCAAAAAGTGTTCAATAAGTTGATCTTTTGAAACACCTTTAACATAGATATCGTTAAAGATACTATTATCATAGTCATATAGAGTCGCTATTGGAATTATAGTTCTCACGCTGATCACCCCCTCTATTTGTAGGATACCTCAAACGAGCGCTAATGTCAATGTTATAATGTGCGTTAACCTTTTCTAAACACTCGTTAAGCGTTTCAACCCATAACTCACATTTTGACATTACTGCGTTTTTGGTTTCTTCTACCTCATCTGTAATCATACGTTCTTTTTTCTCAGGTGCTGTATAAATTCCAATCTCCATATCAAAAGCATGTTTGAGGTTTTCAACACTTTCTAATGCTGACTTGACTACATTGTAACATTTTTCGATATCATTGTTAAAGAACTCATACAGTGCTTTTCCAGTTTCCTTATCATATAACGCTTGATTGATTATAACTGCCAACTTTCCCGACATGATATCATCAAAAGCAACTTTAAATGTTTCAGCTGTGCTTTTGTTTTTGGCTGTAAAAATAAAACCAAATTTTGCAAGCGCACTTGCAACATCATGATTAGATAACGCCATGGCAACTCTCTGCGCATATGAATTGATAAGATCACCAATGCCACACCAATCAGGCGTTAATTTTACAATCTCGCAATCTTCGCCAATGATTAAGTCTCCATTAAAACTAGCGTCAAAAGCTGGGTTAGCAACTACATAGTTAGTTGGTTGATACTGCACATCGAACCCATAAGGGTTTCCGTGTTGTGGGATGATGCCAAAACGTGCTGTATTCATAACACAAAAGTTTCCTTTTAAAAACAAAAGTGGATAGATATAATTTTTTGACCAGTTTGACGGCATACCATCAAAAATTATAAGGCTTTCAGCACGTTGTAAAAAGTAGCGAAAGTATGTTGCATAGTCCCATGTATTGTTAACATGAATCATGTTTGGATTCTGTCTTGATTCGTACTCATTAATAATCGGACTTGATACACCTTCGCCCACATAGTACCCACTATATACAAAAGGTTTCATTCTATAAACATACCTCCATTCAAAAAATCATTGATTATTGCTTTTCCGTTTTCAGTTGCGCTGCAACGTACATCTGCACTTTCGCACTTTACAAAACCCCTCAAACCAGAAAGCGAAACAGGATTACACAAAGGTCTACCGAAATCATTTGCATCAACCGTCTTTTGCGTGAAAAATCTACATGTTAATGTACAAAAATTTTCTTGTGATACGCACCCACTTGAACCGCTTGAAGTAACGTTGCTTGAAATCAAACCACCAACTAAAGAAAGTACACCACTCGCAGCTCCTAAAGCGTTACCAGTTACAGCACTAGCAATTAAACCACCTGCACCTTCTACAATATTTCCGCCACCATTACTAGAACGGCTAGAAAAACCAACGTTTGCGCCTGCACTACCAAAATAATATCCAAAAACACCTTTGCTATTAAAAACGCTAGCGCTGATATTTCCGTTTATATCCATTTGCATTCCAATAGAAATAGTTCGGTCTGATTTTATAAAACTTCCATCGATTGGGATTGTGCCAATATAAGGTATTGCAAGTGTATATTTTGAAAATGGTTCAACGTTTCTATAATTGAAATTTTCTACTTGTGGATGATTTGGAGCAGTAACAGTAACAACATTTCCCCAAATTTTACCGTTTGAAATAGCTGTCCCAGTTCCGCAACCGTCAATAGGACCAAGAGATATTGAATCACCCCCGCCGCCTATTGAAACGGGCACCCAACAAGCTGATATAATATAGTCTTGTGTGTTAAAAACTTGTTTTGTGATTACATCACCTATTTTTGTCCAGTCTGTGAGGGCATCAATAAAAGTCGATGAATATAAATAATTGCATAAAGAAGAAAATTGTGCCGGACTCAATGCATGAAAAGCGTTTCCGTTTTTTCCTGCTGTCGTAAGTATAATACTACCCTTATTAGAAAATCCAAAACTACCAGATACAGCTTGTTGGATAGTTGTACTAGAGGAAGTAGGAAAAAGTGTATCAGATAGTTCTTTATCATAAAGGCTACTAGACCTTGTTACATACAGAGTGTTACTTAAAATCTCATCTTTGTAACTAGCCAAATAATCACAAGTGCATGATATTTCATAAGTTGATTCTACATATGTAACATCATTAATAAAATAATATCTACCGAATGTTGCACAGTATGCAACATTCCAATCAAACGGGGAAACTGACTGCAAAATAAAAGTTGGTTTTTCTACACTTGTACCACTTTTAAGCACACATGTTGCGCTTTCTGATAATGTTGGTATTTTTGTACTATTGATTCTTTTATCAGATTTTCCAAATTTAACTTCAAATGCCATATGTACCCCCTATTCAAGAAAAGGGGCATTGAAGCCCCTTTTGTTTAATCAAGTAAAATCAAAATTGCATTCTCTGTAAAGTCAACAGGTGTCTTAAACGTGTAATGATTCCAGCCATTTCTGAATCCAAAACGAGCGTTTAGCGGTTCGACAGCACTCCATTGATCAACAGGCACAATTCCTAATGTGTCAATATCCGTCATAAGTCCCAGAACGTTTTCAACTGTCTTATTTGTAAGTACAAACTTACTTGTACCGTCTGCCTTTACGCCCTCAGCGCTTCCCTTAATCGTCATAGGATTTTCGGGATCAGTCCAGAAAGTAACTTTCTCATAATCACCAAGCTCTGCTTTTTCTGGATGGAAAAATTCAGATCCGTTTGCTTCAAAATAATTTCCAAATTTTGAAATCAGGTAAAAGCGCAAGTCACTTGCATCCGTGTGTCGATTTACAACTTTACCAGTGAAATCTCCGTGAAAACGTGTACCGCGAACGGCAATATTTTCTTTAAGCGTTTTCATTTCTGCCGAAAGCCAAACCATGAACGGTTTAAAGTCAGCTGGATTCATGATTGATTGAGCTGTCATTGCTAGCCCTGTTTCAGCGTTATATTTTGTTAGCGCATGAAATACCTGCGTTTTCTTACACATATTGCCACTTGTAGGGGTTTCACTACCAGCATCCGCAAGGATAAGTGCAAGGTTTGCAAGCTGTGCACGGGCGATATTTTCAAGATCAATCTCGTAAATGTTTGAAAATTCAGTCATTAACATAGAGAAGTATGCTGCAACTCCGTTTTCAGAATCGAACGCTGCATTTAACTGATTTTTCCAGATTGTGTACTTTCTCGCGAAAGTTTGCCCACCACTTGCGATTGTAAGAAGTACATCATACTTTACAGGCTTTGTTCCTGCTTTCCAGTCCTGATTTGCTTCTGGTTTAGCAAGCTCAACATTTACGTTCCATTCATCATTGTTAATGTTGGAATCGTTAACGATAGGCGTAAATTTACGAATATAGTTTCCATATCTTTCAGCATCCCAAACCATACCAGAAAGCTTTCTGGAATATGGGCGAATTGAAAAAATTGTCTTTGCCAGAACTGTAGGAATAATCTGATACAGATTATCATCCTCTCGATTAAGACCCATTATAAAAGTATTTTGCATTTGTCCAAAACTTAAATTTTGTCCAGTTTTTCTACCTGTGTATTCCTCATACATGGTATTCAGAATTGGAGAAATTTGAGTATAAGTTAAACTTGCCATAGTCTACCCCCTTTTAGAAAAATTTACTAATATCTGACTTATCGTTTAAACCACCAAAATTAATCTTGCCATTTGCAAGCTGTTGCGCTTTTACAAGTGCTGCAGCAAACTTGTCATAATCAAACGAATTATCATTCTTTTGCTCTGTCTTTTGCTCTGTCTTTTGCTCTGTCTTTTGCTCTGTCTTTTGCTCTGACTTTTGCTCTGACTTTTGCTCTGACTTTTGCTCTGTTGCCGTGCCAAGAGCTGTGATTTCATCTTTACTATAGCCCGCATTTACAAGCTTTAAAATTTCATCAACTGTCATATTTTAACCCTCTTTCTTTATTTTGTTGACAGCTGTAAACAGACTTGAACTGTTATTATATGATTCAAAGTCATATGTGCTAACCGTTTACACTATACAGCAGTAATAGGCGGCTCGTCTGTTGTCCCCAACATGCACACACTGACTAGTGTTTGGATAGTGCAACCGCCTATTTATTATATAACATTTATATAATTGTTTGTCAATTACAACGTTATAAAATATCATACCATGATACACAATCAAAAGAAGCTAAAAAATCACATTGCGTTTCATAGTCTGAAAATGTAATGTCACCACTTATAAACATTGGTTTTAGATACTTTTTACTACTTGTTTGCCAACGTTCTAGTGATGATGGCGAAGCATCAAAAACATCATCGCAATGTGCTTTCATAGGTTTAGTTACATAAAACTTAAAGTCTGACTTATGCAACCACACGGAAAACAAAGGTGTTTTCATATCGTGTGTATATTCTTTTAAATTTTGGTGCCGTATACGATCATCTTCCAAATCCATAAACTCATTATCAAGTTCCATTTTCGCTCTGCCTTTTGGAAGATTTCTATAGAAAGCATTTTGCCTCTTTTTCTCTGAAATAGGCGACTTAAAAGGAAGTATAAGTGTAGTTTCGCACCTATCTACTTGTGTGATTTCAGTTCTTTCTTTTACTGCTTTGTAGCAGTTGGGGATAAGGCGATAACCGATTAAAATGTTTGACATAATTGCATTAGAATTACCAAAAAACCACGTTCTTATTTTTTCCGTTTCAGAGTCAGGACGGTTTCTGAAAAGGACTTCCATAATATTTTTGTATGCCTGAAATTCATTTTTTATAGGTCTGTCACCTTTTTGTGGGATAAATTCATCGAAAATTACATCATAAAACCTTGTAAAGTCTATACCAGTTTTGTTTTGAAAAGTAGACAGCGAAACACCTACTATAAAAGGTTTATCGTTTTGCAAGTCCTCATCTGTCAGATACGCCTTGCCATAACCTTTTTTGTCGTTATATTTCAAACGAATATCTTTTCCAAACCAATCGGGCTTTACAAAGTCGCCGATTGTAGAAAAGCTGTTCTCGATTGCAACGTTTGTTCTACGAACGTATAAAATAGGGAGGTGTCCATCATTCCAGATATCACATATTAAATGCGATTTTCCAATACCTCTGCCACCTATTATATCAATATAACGCTGTCCAACGTCACAAATATATTTGTAATTCAAGTATCCGTTTTCTTTATATAAACCCATAATATCACCTCATTTTAACTTAAAAGAGGGAAGCCAAAATTGACTTCCCTTTTTTGATGTGAACAACTTGTCTTTCATCCCGCCACACCCTACCATTATAAATTAAACAAGCTCAAAATTCATGTAAGTGCGGCCAGCTTTGCTCTGTGAGCGTGTCAGCTTAAACTGTAAATTGTAAGTTCCCATGAAATCATAGGCGCTTTCTGCTGTCTTGATCACAGTTGGACTTGATGTAGCTATTGTTACAACTTCACCTGTCTCAATATCGGTATGATAAAAAACAGCCACTTCCTTATCGTCATCTGTTGTATATCGTACGTAATCAGTTACGTTTACAATGCTATCATCTGGTAAATTCTTCATTAACAAATGATTGTCATTAGCCATCTTAAACATTTCTTTCTTATCAAATTCTCTTGATTGTCTTTCAATTCTCATTTTCGTTATCCTCTTTTCTTTATTAAGGGTTCTTTCCCTTACAAGTATATAATAACTTATTTACAAAAGTTTTGCAAATAAAACGTTATTTATTCCACTATTTCATCTATTATAGTGTAATTCTTAATTTGATCATCTGATAAACCTATTTCATAATTACGTGCAATCATGCAACTATAACCAGTATATTCTGTTATCGCTTCTTTGCCTTGATAATCTTTAACTTTTACTTTTGTGATAGTATCGCTGTCATTATACCAAATTTGAAAACCACCACTATTCTTAATTTTAAATCCCTCTCTAAAGTTATCAAGGTTTTTGATTACTTCGACACCTCTTGATTTTTTGACTCCTGATATTGTACAGCCGAAATAGGTTTTATCCTTTGTTTCTTTATAAGCGTTGAAACAATACTTCTTCGCTCCCAAAGTTTTAAAATCTTTGTATTCTGGTTCATATCTATTTTCAGATTTTATATCGCTTTCGCAGTCAAAATATCCAATATAATATTTTTTGCCGTCAATGTCAACAAAAGAATTAGTTTCTTCGCACAGTTCATATATCCAATTATTTAATTCTGTCAATTTCTCAAAATTAAAGTTAGTTGCTTTGCAACTGTCGGTATCACAATAAATATATGAGCTTTCCGCACAAGCTAAAATACGTCTCAAGTGCTTACGCGCGTGAGCAGTTGTATATACACCCCACGCATACGGCAAAACGCTTTTTTCGCTTTGCTCTGCAATGCTTTTTTCATCTGGTATCGAAAAGCCGCTTGCATCAACCTTTTCTTTATATGCAATATCATTTGCATACATTGAATACGAAAATTCTTGCCATTCGTTATCCAGATACAGCATAATAGGGTGAATGGGGTCGGTCGCCGCCATGCCATAAATGCCATTTAATTTATTTTTTGCCTTCATCAAGTCATACTCTGCTTCTTCCCTCTCTTTTGAATTTGGTGCTGTTTTCTTTACGGCTATTTTAAGTTTCGTTTTTGCCGTGAAATACTCCATGATAACACTTCGTACATCATCAGGTATATATCCATAATGCGCCGTATAGAGTGTATCTTCTATAATTTCAACGCTATCAAAATCATAGCAATCTTCAATAATTGAAAAGTCTATATCTGTCACAGTTGTTTCAAGCTCTGCCGCTTTCCATACTCTACCATTATCGGGATCTACCCCTTGCAAGTTGCGGCATTTGCTTATAGACAGATAAGGATTGTATTGATCTTCTTTAAGTCTTACATTTGTTAGCTTTATTTGTGCTATCCATGCAAGCTCTTTACTTTTTATATACTTTAAACATTTCGATGTTACGGGCATTTTTTCAAATGCTGTTACTGGAAATTTCATCAAAAGCAGCATGGCCGGATACATACTACTTGCATCAAAACTATAAACGTCATGATATATTTTTGCACATTTTATCATGTTAGCGTGAGTATCACCACCACGAAAAGCTTCTTTTAAAAGTTTGTATGTTTTGTCTGTTAAAGCTAACTTTTTCTTTAGCAGTCTGGTGGTAGTTCCTTTTCGTATAGCTCTTTTCATATCACGTCTCACATACGATGTACTTGTTAAAGGTACAGTTGCAATTTTATCTCCATCTTTTGTGAGCATGTATGATATTGCTTCCCATAAGCCGAGAGTATCATTGATGATATACCCCCACTCAGTAGGATTTATATAGCTTTCGTTGTGTCTGATAAGAGAGTAGTCCAAATCGCCTTTTGCTTTTATATGTGTACAGCCAGCCATTTTTTTCGTGAAATTATCAAGTGACATGTTCGTGAGCTTATAACTACACCTCAGTTCAATACCACGCTTCTTTAAGCGCCACACAAGCGGTTTACGTTTGCCAGTTGCGAACACTTCGCTATAATCGTTTAGATACCCAATCATAAAAGAAAATTCAAAAGGCAAATTGTGGACGTAAATTACAAAATATCGTGACTCGTTAGTCTTATAGTAGGATTGAATTTTATCAAGTAAATCAATAAAATCTTTCCAATATCTACCCTTTACTTCTTCTCCGTCAATACAAGCGCTCCAAACATACATAAAAGCGTCAATAGGTTTTGTGACTTCTTCGCCCTGGTCATCTTTTTCAATGCGTGTCCGTGATGTTGTTTCAATGTCAAAAGTTCCAAATTGATCAATATAGTACGGGCTATCTTTCTTTTTGCCTAAAGGTTTATGCAGAGAAAAGCCGTGTGACGGAATAAAGTCCGCCACTGACTTTACTTCTATATTATCATATTCATTTGATCTATTTAAACATTGAACTATCATGATTTACAACTCCTGTTTTATAGATTTTGGTTTTGGCTTCGCCCGATTACTCTTATATAGTTTGTTTGCCGCTTTAAATTCTCTAGCTTTATCTTTCCATGATAGAGAACTATTTTGTATAATCGCGACTCTAAACTCCGCTTGATCTTTTAAATTTGGGTATAATTCTTCAGAAGCTTTAAAAAGTTCTTGCAAGCCCTCTCTATTGTTTGTATTTATTGCCTCTGTTAACAGTGTAACAATTTGATCGCTTGAAAGCTGTGCATATTTTTTATCTGCTAAGTAATGCAAGGTATTAAAAAGCTTGTCACGAACACTTTTGCTAAGTTTAGATATATCAACACCATAACGTTCCTTGAATGTTGCAACACGCTTGTTTTCTACTTCAATACTGCCTCTTGCTGTTGATGATTTTGCTTCAAGATAGTGCAAAAGCTTGTTTTCAAGTGCTCTCAGTTCACGAATTGAAAAATCCTTATATACAGCTTTACCAGTTGAAACATACGAAGCATTATAAGAAACGTGCTTATTGAAGTAATCAACAGCCTCCTGATATCTGAAAAGTGCTGTTCTATCCTCTGTGATTCTGCCTTTTGATATTGCTGTCGTTAGCGTTTTTGCTCTTTTGTTTGCAACGTTGGCAAGTTTGCCGACACGGGCGATATATTCTGACTTACTAGAAGTGGTTTCGATAGAATCATAGTGCCAACGGGTGAAATATTTTGCCTGACTTTCTGTCTGTTTCATAACTTGATACCTCTCTTTTCTAATTCTTCTTTTACAATTTCATATTTATAGTTGTGTGGTGTGATTTCTCTAAAAATCTTTGCTATTGCATCATTACTATAAGCATTTTGTTTAAGAACTAAAACAATATAATCAACTGCTTCAAGTCCCTCTTTATATGAGCATTTCGTACTATCAGGTACCAACTTATACCATTTTGTCATTTTGATATCAAATACCGCTTGCACTAAAATTGCGTGATGCAACATTTCATAAGGTGTTAACTTACTATTTATAATGCCGTCTTTAGGTCTTTTCATTTCTTTATATCTCCTTAAGTTTTTCTTTTATTGTATCATGGAGTTGTTAATAAATAAAGGATAAATTATGAACAAAGTGTTAACAAATTATTGTTATAGTTGGTATAGAACAAATGCGCTACAGCCGACCAACGCAGGCGATGGTATAGAACAAATGTGCTAACAGAGGAGGCGACAGCCGACCTGTGCGAGCGAGCCGAACAAATAGAACAAATGTACTAACAGCGGAGGCGACAGCCGACC